TCATATAATGTTTTTAAGTCCATCACATCTTTATTATCTATTAAATAATCAGGGTTTTTTAAGCCTTTCACGCCAATCGCTGGTAGTAATGTTTTACGAAGTTCAGCATAAGAAACATCAGGCAGTATTTTTACGTATTTTCCATTATTTGCTAAACTTCTCGCAGTTGTAAGTACTTCATTGTAATCTGAATTATTAATCGCTAGCGGATGTACTTCTACTTTACCACCGCCTTTTTTACTTTCGTACAGCGTTTGATATTCAAGATTATTAATGATGTCTTTGTTCACTTCTGTTTTAGCCAGTTTTATTAATTTTGGCATTTCAGCAGCCGAAGCTGTTTTAATATATTCGCTGTTTTTAACATCAAATGCTTGTCCTGTTTTCCCTGCATTGAAAGCAAATTGTTTTGGAACTTCAGGTAAACCATCAGGAATATCTGTAATAGGCGCATCGGTTTGTTTTACTGAACATTGGCAGCCAAATCTGTTTGGCGGATAGTGGGTACTCCAAAAGGCATCATCTATAGGCAATCGAGTGCCAACATATTCCAAGTGGTCATTATCTGGCTTCGCCGCTTTAGAGCGTACATACTCTAAATTGGGATATAAGTGTTTGGTACGCTGTATTCTTTCCCATTGCGCCGCCATGCGTGAGGTGCGTACAGCAGTGTCATACTCCACCTTTAACCATTGTTGGCGATACTTAGCATCAATCTTTAAGGCGTCATTTTTAAATTGATTATATGGTTTTAAATCGCCTTTTTCATCTTTCAAAAGTGCCACCATCTCTTTTACCATTGCATGATTTTTAAATACTGAAAACAAACCGACATTGTGTTGCAGGTTCTTTAGCATTTCAAAATTTGGTGTACCATATTCAACCTTTGCCGTAATTTGCCCGAAGCCTTCTTTTACGGCTTCTTTGAGTGGCTGATAGGTCGAATGAAATAAGGTTGAATTTGTAGCATCTTTTAACGTGCGGTCATTATAGAGTTCCTTTGTATATTTATCCAATAATCCGCCAATATCATACTTGGCTATGATATTGCTTTCTTTGTCCTTAGAAAGCTCAAATGATGTATTGCAAATACACTCCTCTATTGTTGTGTAACACATTATTTTTTCGTTTTTGGTTTTGGGGGCTCAGGCGTAGGCTCTGTTTTGTTGCTATCTTTTTTTGTTTCTAAATTAACAAACTTAAACTCATCAATAGTAGCTGGAATATAATTTCGTTTTTTAAGAAACGGTAATACTTGGTCGTTCCACTCATAGGTAATATTTGTCATGCGAGAGTATATAATTTCATTAAGTAACCGTTCATGAACCTCTGCACCTCCTACAAATGCTTTTTCATCAGAAGTGCCTGTTTGACCGTTAGACACCTTGCTGGACTGTTCGTCGCAATATTTGATATTGTCAAAGAAAATCAAATGAGAGTTATCACTTTTCTTTTCTATGATATTAACCTTGTCGCCATTTTGCGTTACAATGTAGCCGTCATTGCCAAAAGTTGATGCACGATGTTCCAGCCTGTCTATTTCAGAATCATTATTGGTATCTGCTTCAATAGATAGAATAGGCATCCCAAATTTTTCACTTGTCCTGCTCCAGTCCGAACGTGCGTAATACTTCCATATAACATTGTAGGCAGCCCTACGCAATGAGCCTAAATCGTTCTTATCGCCAAAGAACAACAGGTTTAAATCGTCCTCCAGTCCATCGTATGGAATATTGGGTTTCTGCCAAGCATCAGTAATCCAAATAATTTTATATTCTGGACAAACATTTTGGTTCGGTATCAATTCTAATTCAATAGCCTCCCCACTTACAATTACTTCTATCATTCTGAAACCAAAGAACTCGCTTTCAAAAATGTGTTTTATAAGTTTTTCATTCCATTTCTTTTTGATACTCTTAGTTGCGTCTTCATCTATTATTCCATTACTGTATAGCGCATACGGCTCTACCAGTATTTTTTTGAGTGCGACTAAATAGATTTGAAACCACAGCTGTGAGTCTTCCAGTATGTAGTCGTATATCTCGTATAGTTTTGTCCTATTGGGTTGTTCAGGATTAAGAGCGAGGGTAAGTGCAGTTTTGATGTCTTTAATCTCGAAGCTAATAGTACGTTTGGGTTTGGCTTTGATGGCATAACTCGCACGTATTTTGCCATTTGGTGCAGGCGGTGGCGAAATACTTTTATTACTGCTTAGTCCCATCCTTTGGAGTACAGGCGTGGTATATGTTTTTATTTTGTCGGTGAAATTGCTCATTTAAACACTATTTAAACGGTTTTTTTGAATGATTTTAGAATTTTGGTAGTACGGTGGCTCTTTGAACTTTGAATTAATAAAAACTACATTCTGTGCGTTCTTGGTGCAGATGAACCGATACGGCGCAGTCCTGTACCAGTTCCGTTGCCAGTATCACTACTAGTAGGTGGTGGCGCAGGTGGCAGGTTGATTTGAAATTTACCGACAGATAGCTTTTGCAAATCTTCGGTGGTATCGTCCCAATTCTTAATTACTTTAGCTGGAACGTCGTAATCTTCGATGCGCTGGTAGATTAAATACAGGGCAATGTTTATCGCCCAATTTAGTATTTGATAATTACGTGCAATACCTATTTTTGAGAACTCTGGCGTAATGTCATATATCGTATATGCATAGCCTGTAATTATATCGACTGCCGTTTTCGAGGTATCGGCAAGTATCGCCACTTCGTCTTCGCCTTCTGCATCTTCTACAATGCGTGTCAGGATTAAGTTTAACAGTTCTTTACCGATACGGCTTTTATAATCGTTTTTTTCTATATACATGATATTAGTTTGTCCATCGAGTGATTGAATAAATAGAATGGTAACGGCGTTTTAATCGGAACACTCCAACACCATCACGAGAGCCGTTGTCATTTGAATTGCCTTCTACGGTATAGAACATTCCTGCACCAGCATCGCCGTCAAAGAATCCAGTATGCCCTATCCGTTTCATAGAAATAAAATAAATGGTAAATACATCGCCATAGGTTGGCGGTTTTTTGAACATCTTTTTATAATACACAATATTATTTTTATTGTGTGCAGTTGGCGACCATGCCGTTATCGTGTTTTGGTTACCTGTTTTATCCAAGCACCATTTAACAAAGGCGGCACACCATGCCGAGCCTTTTGGCACGCCAGCGTTTTTTAAATACATTTCGACACGAATACCGTCGTTTTTCCCTGTTGCTTCTCTTACGCCTAATTCGGCAGTATAGATGGTCCTGATGTTAGGCTGTGCCAAACTATCAGGAATGCCACAAAAAAGAATACATAGATAAACAGCAGCAATGAAATTTTTTGCCATGATGGTAATTGTTTAAATTCTGTTTTAGATTCGGTTAAATAATATCTGTACAAGCTGCGGAAGTTAAACCACAAACCAAGCTGTGTAACGGTGTTGGCAGCTATCACAATAATGGCGGCTTCTAAGGCAGCGTGTAAGTCATCAAGTGGCATCGGAACAAACCACACACCAAATAACTGCTGACCAAATAAGGCAGCAGTTACGAATACCAATATTGCAATTGGCAACGACCAAAGTCCGTCCCATTGGGATAAAAAGTAGCCGATTTTTTTGAGTAGTGTTTTCATATAATCAAATTGAACGATTGGTTTTCTTTATAAATTGTCCGGAACGCAGCGATGAACTACGGCGTGGCTGGTGTCTGTCAATCATCCATATTGCACCTTCCAATGCGTCAGGCGCATCGTCATTTATCTTGCTGCCTTTTTCAATAGCCAGTAATTGAGTACGTAACAATTTCATATCCGAACTTCCTTTCCTATTGCTGTTAAAACGAATTAATTTGCGTTGAAATAATGCCTGCATCGTTTCGATACGTTCAAATTTTCCTTCTTTCTTACGTCTATCATATAATAATCGAAGTGGATAACCTTCTTCATCTTCTACACGTTCCAATTCTTTTTTATGCACCTCTTCCTGAATAAAGTTTGCTTCCATACAATGTTGTATAGTAGTTATATTTTTAGTCAAACTTCCTTTTTCTGAATCATAAGCATGTCGCCACATTTCGGTGCTGGTTGTCTTCCTTACCCAGCAATCTATAATGTCATAAAATTTTCCTGTTTTGCCAAGCAATATCCATGCCTTAAAATCACTTTTATCTGTTGACTTATAAGATGGGTCGAGATAATGTATAAGTACACCATCATAATCAATCAGGCTGCAATCACTCCATTCATTAAGCCATTCCTGTTTAAAGGTTGTACCCTCTTCAAATGGTGTATTCATTCGCTCACGAATAAAACCACCGCCCTCACTTTCACGAAGCTGCGCAATGGCTTCATTTGAAAAATCAGGATTTTCAATCCAGTTGCTTTCGCCTTTTTCATTTAGAATATTGACACGATGTACTTTTGTTTTCACCTCTTCATCATTTTCTAAAAGCGCAGTAACTGCATTGTCATGGAATTTGTTTTGTGCAATGACTAACCACCATTCTCGTGTCCAAAGCGCAGGCTTTAACTCTTCGAGTACCCATGTTTTATCTTCGATGGCAATGTCTAAATTCTTGAGTTGGCGAGTATTGTTTAAGTCATCTACTAAACCATAGTTTGGACGTTTCCACTTGAAACGTACACCCCTAGGCGACTGTGTTTTACCGAAGCCGTAAAAAGCGACATTATCTTTTGTTTTAAAAAGTCCATCTTCCCAATTACCATAAGACATTTGTTCGCCAAAATCATTTATTATTCTCTTGTTGGCTTGCAAATTGGCTTGTAAATCTGCTAATTTCTCAGCGGCTAAATCTTGTGTTGCGCTGCCTACAATCATACCATTTAACCTGCCATTAAACTTTATAAATAGTGGCAAGAATAAACCAAATATGGTACTTTTTGCAAAACCTCTGGAGAGTTGTTCTAAAAAAATATTATTAGGCTTATCGTAAACATTTGGTTGTATTTCTTTATGAAAATGTCCGAATGGTGCGTAACAATAAGTATCAAAATAATAAATACAAAACGCTGTGAAATTTGTTAATAAAAAAGCGATACGTTCATTTTTCTGTGCATTTGTTTCTTTTAAATTCAAAGGTGTAGAACTTTCAATATTATCTAACAAGTCTTCAAAACTTGCAATTATCTTTTTGTTTTTTGGCAACGTTATCATTTTAATTTTTTTGCTTTTTCTTTTATAAAATCAAGCATGTATGCGCCAAGTACCTTTGCATTTTCAGGATTAGTATCATTGATAAATGTTACCATCTCTTGCAGTACAGTGTTGTAGCTTGCCAAATCATAGTTTTTATCCAATGCAGCGATAGTGCTTTGTATCTTATAAATCTTGTCGGCGTCGCCGGAAGATGGTATGCCATTTGATTTTTCTTTAATGTCTTTATTAATAGCTGAAAGCATTAGATAATACTGCTGTATCAGATTCTCACGAGTAACTTTAAAAGATGCTTTTTGTGCTTCCCAATTCTCTTCTATGTTCCAGCGACTAAGTGTAGCACGAGAAGTGTGTATAATCTCCGAAATTTCTTTGAGTGTTAAATCGCCATGTACAAAAAGTGTATAGGCTTGTTTTTTCTCTCCTGCTTTAGATGCCATGCTGAAATAATTACACCACAAAACTCGCAAGCATTGAATAAAACATTTTAAGTATTTCCCATGATGGGAGAAAAAACTCCCATCATGGGAGAAAAAACTCCCATGATGGGAAACAGATTCTTTTGCTGTTTAAAAACATTACAATTTTGTCCTGTCAATAATCGAAAAAATAACGCAATGGCATTTAGAAAAAAATTTATTGTAGGTGATGAAAGTTTAAATACTTATGGTACTTGGCTTTTAAATGCTGGTGCTGACATGAGTTATATAGAAAAATATTCACCAGCATATTATGACCATAAAGACTGGGAAGTACCTGTCGGGCATTGGGAAAACATAAAACTAAATGCAGATGGAAAGTGGGAGGCTGAACTCGTAATAGAGGGTGCAGATGATAGAGAAAAAATGTACATCCGTAAATTAGAAAATGGCGACATCAAAGGTGCATCATTCGGATTAGACGTTGTCGAAACATCAGATGAGCCTGTTTATTTGAAACAAGGTCAGACCCGTAGAACGGTAATTAAATGGCAGCCTTATGAAATCTCTATAACACCAAGTCCTGGAAATGCCAACGCATCGGTTGTATTGCGTAATCAAAATCAAAGCATAAGATTAAACAGTAGCAACACAGAAAGTGATATACTGGAAAAAGTTTTACCAAATATTAAAAATTCAAAACAATTAATAAAAATGGAGAAAATAGCCTTAGCACTCGGATTGTCTGTCGATTCATCCGAAGTTACAATCTTAGATGCGTTAAAGATTGTACTGTCAAAATCAACGCAAACAGAAACGTTGTCGAAGTATGTTGAAGATTTAGCAAAAGAAACTTTGAGCGATGAACAACACAAATTCTTTGTTGAACTCAATAAAACAAATTCGACACAGGCTTTAGAGTTTTTGAAATTAAACAGAGTGGTTGGCGAACCAATTGCAATAAAAACAGCAACTACTGCTACCAAAGTAAGTGATGTACTGGCTGCTGCTAAAGTACAATTGAATAAAGGTACTGCTGTAGCCACAGAAGACGATGATAAAGAAACTTACGAGTATCTGTCTAAAAACAATCCTAATAAATTATTGCAATTAAAGCGTAGCGAGCCTGAAAAATTTAAAGCGATGGAAGCTGCTTATGTGGCATCACGTAAAGGTAAATAATCAAACACTAAAATTTTAAACAGTATTTAAACAACATTTTTCCAACATTCAAAATATTAAAATGAAAAAACTATTAGCACTTTCAGACTTTCTTGTGTCTGTATTATTCAATTTGGCAATAGCACTTTTATTTGCTAGTGTTACTGGCACGAATCCATTGTATTGGTTCGCTGCAATCATGATGGCTTCACTTCGTTTTGCGAGGCGTCCAGATATCAATTCTATCTCTTTTCTAAAAAGTGGATTAAATAAAGAAATTTGGATACCTGAATTAATAGAGAAATTCTACCCTGACTGGTCGTTTCTAAATGAAGCGGACGACATGAGTGAATGGGTAGATAATGATGTAATTAATTTAGCAGAAGCAGGTGTAGAGCCAAATGTTTTAATCAATAACAATACCTACCCAGTTCCCTATGCAGAGCGTGCAGATGCACCTATCGCATTATCCTTAAATACTTACGATACAGAAGGTACGGTAATTAGAGATGCGGAAGTAGCTGAATTAGCATACGGCAAACGGCAGAGTATATTATCGCAACACAAAAGCGCATTGGCTAATAAAATAGGTTTACATGCCGCACACAACTATGCTCCTGCTGGTAACACTGCCTATACTCCTGTTTTAGACAAAACCTCTAGTTCCACTTTTGACATCGAAAATTTCATAGAAATGGAAGCAATGTTTAATGATTTAGGTGTACCACTTGGCAAACGTGTCGCTGTTTTAACATCAGGGCATTTAGCTGATATTCGCAAGCAAAACCTAAATCTTTTTAAGGAGGTTGCCAATAAACAGGGAACGGAATTGTACTCATTTAAGCTATATTATTTCCCTAATAATCCGCATTATACAGTAGCTACGAAAGCAAAAAAAGCGTTCGGTGCTACTATCAATCCAGCTACTGACAAAAAAGCATCATTCTTTTTTTACGGTGGTTCAGTAATGCGTGCTTTAGGTAGTACTAAGATGTTTGAAAGATTAAACGACCCTGAACAAAAAGGTGATATCATAAACTTTCAGCAACGTGCATTAGTATTGCCTAAAGTAAATAAATATTTAGCGGCAATCATTCAATAATAACTATTTATTCAAGATAACTCAAGAACTGTATGTTCAATACCCCTGCCATTTTGAGCCTTTTTATTCCTGTCGCTACAGCGGCGACAGGAATACTAATGGGGTGGTTTTTAGGTCGTAAAAGAGCCAATGCCGAAACTAATCTGCTGGAACTTCAAAATTTACAAAAGCTAATAGAAATATGGCAGAAAATGGCAAAGGATATTAAAGAAGAGTATGAAAATCTAAAGGAAGAGAATAAATTTTTAATATCCCAAATGAGCGAACTCGAAAAAAAAATGGATGCGCTTAAAGATGAAAACGACAAGCTGTTAAGAGCACTTAAAGAAATTAAAAAACAACAAGGCAAACAATGAAAAAAGTATCAGCATATATCGCCATTATTATATTGACGGTAGCCTGTGCAACGGTTAAAAAAAGCCGTAAAACCACGAGTGAAGTTACTGCTAAAGATAGTGTGATTTATGTTGAGAAAGTCCATATTGACACTTTTAAAATTAAAGCCGATAGTACACACATTGTCTTAACGCCTTATTCCTTTAAAGATACAATGTGGACGTACATCGAAAAAACAAACGGACGTGCGAAAGTAACGATACAACGCATTCGTGATACAGTGTATATTACTGGTTACTGTGACAGCGTTATCAAACTGCTGCTAAATACTGAAAAAACTGTGTTTACATCGCATTCAATCGAGCAGAAGCAAACGGATATTTCTACTAAAAAAACTAGCAACAAAGCTGCTAAATGGATAGTTGCTACTGCCGCCATCTTTTTAATTCTATTGCTGATAATAGTTATCACTATTAAAGTTTCTATAAAATCAATTAAATCTTTTTAAACAATGGCTAAAAATAACAACCAAAAACCTGTAATAGACGAAACGGTACAGACAGAAACAAAACAAATTGCTACACAAGAAGACTTGGATAACAATGCCGACTTAGTAACTGAGGGCGTTAAAGTTGACGATGAAATCATTATACCAAATATTAGAGCGGAGGCGACCGCACTAGAAGATGAAGATATAAGTGAAACGGATGGAGGTATTCAACCGTATTTAGATGCTTATCCAAATAATGATAAGTTCTATCGCACTACAGATGGTCAGGTATTTTTATCTAACAATTTGGCTGATTTGCATCAAAGAACACTTACGGGCGATAACAAATTTCAAATTTTTAAACGTTAATTATCATGAGCGGAAGACCGACGATAAAAATTAATCATCTTAATGGACAGCTTGGACGCATTACACCAACTAAAGACGGCGTAGCTGGTTTGATATTAAGCGGCACAGCTGTATTAGGCATGGCACTTACTACACCGAAACAAATCTTTTCATTGAAAGGTGCAGAGGATTTGGGAATGACAGCAATAAATAATCCATTCGCATACTCCGAAGTTGCAGACTTCTATAAAAAGGCAGGAACTGGTGCTGAATTATGGTTAATGTTAATTGCTGATACTACACTACTTGCCGATGTATGCAATAAAAACAACAACATTGCACGTAAGTTGTTAGATACTGCTGACGGAACAATTCGTTTGTTGGGTATCAATCGCAAATTGCCTGTTGGCTATACCATAAGCAATACAGCGTGTGTAGATACGGATATCTTACAAGCTAAAATAAATTTACACGAGTTGATTACGGAGTATAGAATAGCACACAAACCATTGCGTGCTATCTTACCTCACCTTGGATTTGATAATACAAAAACCGGTGCTTTATACAATTTCCGTCAGGATACACACAATACTATTGGTATTATAAGTTGGTCAGCTTATACTACTGGTCAACCAGCTATTGCTCACGCTCTAGGTAAATTAACAACCATACCTGTTCAGAGAAATTTAGGTCGTGTAAAAGATGGTGACGAGGGCGTATTGAACGCTTACTTTCCTGATGGCACACCGGTTAAATCATTAGAATCGCAATGGGATGCTCTGTATGACAAAGGGTTAATCTTCTTAGTAAAACATTATGGACGTTCAGGTTTCTTTTTTGTGGACGACTCAACTTGTGCGCCACTAGAAGATGACTACTCACAATTATCGAATGGTCGAACCATTGACAAAGCACACGTACTTGCCTATAATGTTTTGTCTAACGAATTGCTCGACGAAGTTGAAATCAATGACGATGGCACTTTACCGGCATCTGTTACTGGTTACTTTCAAAATGAAGTAGAGAACGCCATACGCGCACAAATGAAAAATGAAATTTCTGGTGTATCAGCTTACGTTGACCCAAATCAAAATGTACTCAGTACAAGTGCATTAAATCTGCGTATAAAAGTGCGTCCTAAAGGTCAACTAAAAGATATAGAAGCAGATTTATCATTTGATAATCCATTTAATTCTTAAACAAAAAAATCAATAATTTATGGCACTAGCAGATACATTCGATACTAGCGAATACGCATGGAAAGACTTAGAAGTAGTAGTACTTGGTCGTCCTCTAGTTCGCATCCTAGATGTGAAGTATGAGGCATCACAAAAGATTGAAGAGATATACGGACGTGGTCAACAGCCACTAGGATTACAGGAAGGTAACTATACCTATAAAGGTGAAATTAAAATCGGTCAGTCGGAATTGGAGGCAATGATACTAAAAGCAAAAGAACTTGGTCTATCTTCTATTCTTAAACTCAAATTCGATGTCAATATTGCCTATTCATTAGATGGCATTATTACTCGTGATGTATGCCGCTCAGGGCGTATAGAAAAGTTTGAAAAAGGAATGAAACAAGGCGACACTGCCATGGAAATTGCATTGCCTTTCAAATTTACAAGAATAGAAAATAAGATATAACAATCTATTGCGGCGATGCTAGTCGGTAGCTCTCAAGGCTCATACCCTTGATGCGCAGGTTCGAGTCCTGCCACCGCTTCAAAATTTTTAACTTTTAAAACAAATAAAATGGCAGTTTCTAAAAACAAAACAATCGCAGCGGAAGCAGTAACAGATGAAATGATTGCTGAATGGAAAGCAAAATACGGAAGTGTTTTCAAATTTGAAGTGGACGACAAAGTAGCTTATTTCAAAAGTCCTGACCGAAAAATTGTAGGCGCATCCACAACGGCTTCCGATAATGTAGCTGGTAATGAAATGATAGCTAATAATTGTTTCTTGGCAGGTGATGAAATCATCTTAACGGATGATGGGTATTTCTATAGCCTCTCCAGAGAATTATTGCCCAAAATGATAAAATCAAAAGTGGGAAAGTCGATGGAGCTTTAAAGGAAGCTAAAAGAAATGCCAAGAAAGATAATTACTTGTTGAATGATTATTTAATAAGATATCATTTTCACATAAATCCAGATGACCTATCGGATGAAAAGTGGGCAGAGGCATTAGCTTATTTAGAGCGAATAAAAAAAATGGAAAGCGGTTAAGATTTATTAAAAAAGAGGCTTTTAAAATAACTCAACATATAATAGCAACCTCCTAATAAAGCTACAGCGGCAAATAAACCCAATAACAGACCCGAAATATTTCCTATTAATTCCATGCAGTAAAGTTAATATAAAGTTCTATAAATGTCAACGTCTCTAACATATAACGTACAAGTAGCTACAGGAAGCACCAATACAGCGTTGTCTGATGTTTCAAAAGGTGTTGAGGGCGTAACACAGAAAGTTGACAGAATGCAATCTGTATTCAAGAAATCAGCCGAAGCCGCTTTTGTATTTAATCAAATTTCACAATCTATTTCCGCTTTTTCAAATGCTATAAATAATGCAGTTGAACCAGGGGTTAAGTTAGATGATTCTTTACAAGATTTAAAAGCTATTACAGGTGCAACAGACGAGCAGTTAAAATTAATAAAACAAAGTGCGAGAGATACAGCAATTGCCTTTGGTATAGATGCTGCGCAAGGCGTAGAAGCCTATAAATTAATATTATCTCAGTTGTCGCCCGAAATAGCTAAAAGCCCGATTGCATTAAATGCTATGGGTAAAAATGTAGCCATATTGTCTAAACAATTAGGTGGCGATACGGCTGGTGCAGCTGGTATATTAACTACTGCTATGAATCAATATGGCGTATCATTAGATAATCCAATAGAAGCAACACGTACTATGGGGGTTATGATGAATATAATGTCTAAAGCAGCACAGGACGGTAGCGCAGAATTACCACAAATAAAATCTGCACTAGAGCAGGCAGGTATGACAGCTAAAACATTTAATGTTTCATTTGCCGAGACTAATGCAGCAATTCAGGTTTTAGATAAAGCTGGTAAAAGAGGTGCAGAAGGTGGTGTAGCCATAAGAAATATATTATCAGAGTTGGCATTAGGAGCAAAACAACCTAAATCTGTCGTAGAAGGATTTAAACAGATAGGAATAAACTTAGCTGATTTAAGCAATGAGGGTTTAACTTTTTCGGAGAGATTGACAATATTAAAACCAGCTTTAGAAAAAAATAAAACTTTAATACAACAATTATTTGAAAAAGAGAACTCACCAGCTGCAATTGCCTTAATACAAGGCACTGCCGAAATGGATAGGTACACAAATTCTGTAGTAGGTACAAATTCAGCCTTTGAAATGGCTGCAATAAAAATGGATTCTTTTCAAGAAAAAATGAATAGAACGATAGCAAAGGTTAAAGATTATGGAATTTCAATGTTTGATGCAGCAAGACCAATATTGCCATTTATAACATTTATGGGTGGTGCAATGAAATTTATGTCTGATATGGGTGGTGCAATGGTTATTGTTTCACAAATAGCAAATTCAAAATTTGGCGTAGCAATAGGAAAGGCGGCAACAGCAACTTGGGGTTTTGTTAAATCATTATTCTCTACTACACTTTCTTTAATTCGTACAGCGGTACAATATTCGCTAACAGGCGCATTGATATTAGGTGGTTTTGTTTTTTCTGTAATTTCAGCAACCGCTGCACAGCTTGGTTTTAATATTGCCATGTCAGCAAATCCAATCGGTTTAATTGTCGTTGGTATTGCAGCGGCTGTTGGAGCTATTGCATTATTGGTTACTAAATGGGATTTTATAAAAGAAAAGATTGTACAGTTTGGACGATGGGTAATAGGTATAGCCGATAATATATTTCCGGGTTTCAAAGAGAAAATGCACGCAGTATTTGATTGGGTAGAGAAGAAATTTAGTGCAATGGTCGGCTGGATAAAATCAGCCGTCGGTTGGATAAAAAATTTATTTACGTCAGATGATTTAGCAGACACTACAAATTATGCTGGCGCAATAGCAGGCATTACAGAGCCTAATGCAGTTCAAAAAAATAACGCCATAGTAGGTAAGGTGGAAGAAAGTAATGCTACTAAATCAACGGCGGAAAGCATTACTGGGGGTGGTAGTAAGCCAACTAATATTTATGTAACAGTCGGTAAGTTTCAAGATAAAATTGAGATACACGCTAATACTTTTAAAGAGGGGGTAGATGACATGAAGCGTATGATTCAGGAGGAGTTTTTGGCTATGTTAAACAGTGCAAACGCATTATCAACGCCGTAAGATGTCAGAATTTACCATAAAAAAAGATACAGCAAGTTCTTTGACAGTAAAAGGTATTCCGTTTGCTGGTGGCAAACCTGACAACTACCACAATCCAGTTGCCGAAGCATTCAAACAAGCCATTGTAAGTAAACAAAATCCGATAGCTGATGAGTTTGAATATGAGAAAAAAAGCAGCAAAGATAATTCACAATTAGGTGAGCGTTATTGGGCGGAAAACAAATTAGGATTAGCGGTTTTCATGCCTGTTAAATTAGGTGGTTACGAATTGCCAAATCCTTGTATAAGTATTACAGGCAGAGTAACGATTGTTGAAACAGTAATTGTTGGTCAGGAAGGAACTGTGATTGAAGAAATCACCCTCAATAACTATGACATCAATGTCAAATGTTTTGCATTTGATGATAGTGATTTATTTCCTGAACAGATGATAACAGATTTAACAGAGCTATGGAAAAAAAGAAAGATACTGACCATTGAAAGTGTGCTAACGGATTTCTTTTTACAGGCAAAAGATAATTGTGTTATAACAGGTATTAACCTACCTGAACAGGAAGCGACAGAAAATATGCAGATAGTTGAGTTTTCAATAAAGAGCAATAAAGACTTTGAACTAATCTTAGACTAAAATGTACGTCGTATTAAAAAGTGAAATAAAAATAGGTAAGGCAAAATTTGTCGGTGTCCATGATGTGCAAATTACTAAATCAATTTACAGCATCGCTCAAACCTGCATTATTAAATTGCCTTTGAGTGCTGTCGTTAAAAATACTTCAGGCATTTCAACGCCTGTTAAAATTGCCGACTACATTAAAAAAGGCGATGAAGTAAGTGTAACACTGTGGTATGATGGTTACGAAAAGAAAACAGAATTCGTTGGTTATGTAAAAGCAATCAACCGAAAACAACCGTTAGAGATTGAGTGTGAGAATGCAATTTATCTGCTGCGTGGCAAATCGTTTAAACAGAGCTTCAAGACGGTTACATTGAAAAAATTATTACAATTTATTACAGCTGGTACAGGTATTACACTACATAAAGATGTAGAAAGTGAAAACTATAAACTTGAAATAAAAAACTTTCAGATACCTGACAAAGACGGCGTTTGGGTGTTAGAGCAGCTAAAAGAAAAATACATGCAAACTGTGTATTTCATAGATGCAAAAGAATTGTACGTTGGACTTGCCTATACCAATAAAACAGGTACTGTAAAATACGATGTAAATAAAAATGTTATAAACGCTAACGACTTAAAATGGCAGGAGAAAGAGGATGTAAAAATTAAAGTGCGTTGTGTTTATTATTCAAAAGATGGCACAAAGCAGGAAGCGGAATTTGGCGATAAAGATGGCGAAGTTAGAACGATACACCTATACGATGTTAAAGATAAATCGCAATTAGAAATACTCGCTAAAGCAGAAATGGAAAAGCATAAGTATAGCGGCTATTGTGGCGGGATTGATGCGTTTTTAATTCCATACTGTGAACCTATGATGGTGGCAAATTTAGAAAACAAACAATATCCAGAACGTTCAGGAAGCTATTATATCAGCGGTGTAAAAATAGCATTCGGTACAGGTGGCGCAAGGCGTAAACCTGAAATAGATATAAAACTAAACTAATGTCAAAGACGGCTCAACAGATAGCGCAAAAACTAAAGGAAATGAATCATCGTGAAAACGATACGATGATTGGTACAGTTAATTCTGTGGATAGTGATAACGCTGTTTGTGAAGTAGATGTGGACGGCTTGACATACAGCGAAGTGCAGTTAAAAAGCATCATGAAATCAGGCACTAAAGGCGTTAAGCTGTTGCCGAAAAAAGATAGTGTTGTAATTGTGGAACGCATCGGTAAAAGCAACGAACTTTTTATAACGATGTATAGCGAGATAGATTCTATTTTATGGGAAATCGAAGACATGAAATTATTTGTTGATAAAAACGGCTTTGTATTTAATGACGGCAATAACAAAGGCATGGTTATTCTGCAAAAAATAGTGGAGAGGTACAATAAAATAGAACAGGATATAAACAATTTAAAAACAGCACTTACAGGTTGGACACCAGTATCACAAGATGGCGGCGCAGCATTGAAAGCTGCTGCTGCATCATGGGCAGGACAACAACTTGTAAAGACAGTTGATAATGATATTGAGAACACAAAAGTAAAGCATTGATGGACGATATACTATTAGATACTCATACGTTGGATTTGCGCATAGAAAATGGCGACTTTATTATCGGCGATTCTACCGAACAAAATCAACATTTACTATTACTCGCAAACAAAGGCGAATACAAACAGTACCCTAAAGCTGGCGTTGGCATCAATGGTTATTTTTTAGATGAAGCCGAACAGGATATGCTGCGTGAGATTAGAAGTCAGTTTGAAAATGACGGAATGAAAGTTAAAAAGTTGGTGTATGCCGACGGAAAATTAAAAATAGATGCGCCGTATAACAGTTAAAGACAATCAATCATTATTTGACATTTCTATACAAGAGTATGGAAGCTTGACAAATATAGTTGCATTGGCATTCGCAAACGATATGTCTATCACAGATGAATTAACAGCTGGTCAAGACTTATTAATACCTGATTTGCAAACAGAACAAAACGTACTTAAATACTATACAGAAAACAACATCATACCAGCCACGACACAGCTAAGTGCAGACATAGAGGCAATAGTTGCTGAAGAGGAGGGCGAAGGTTATTACCTGAACTATCTAATGATAGGTACTGGTGGAGCATTGGTAATAAATAATAATGATGAATACTTGATAACAAACTAAAAAAATTAAAATGCCAAACAAGCGAATTGACCAGCTAAATATAGCAACGGATATAGAATTACATAATAACTCCAAAGTACCCGTCGATGTGAATGGTGTTATGAAGTCGGCAACCATAGGGCAGTTAAAAGACAAAGTACTTGCAGCTACCAAGACAATAAATGGACAGAGTATAAATGGAGTAGGCAATTTAGTAGTTCCCTCCATTGCCATGAGTGCAGCTGGCGAAAGCACCGTGGTTTCATTTGCCACGTCAAAATACTACGGCACAGCTACCAATCCAGTAGCTGGTAATATTACGTATGATTTAGCAGCAGCAACAGCAGGAATTAATGCCGTAATTTTCCATTATGCCAACGTTGAACCAGTATTTCCAGCAGGCACTTACAAATTAGATAGTAGCATTTATGCCCCCAACTCATTAAACATAATTACACTTAAATTCATCGACACAGATAGTGTCTTAATTCAAATACACAGAACTGCCAACGTTGGATTAACGCCCGAAGTGCAAACATGGCTGGATAAAGGCGGAGTAGCCACCGGATTTTTGCTTAACGCACTCAATCAGTTTATGTTGGATATTGCACTTATACGCAGCAAGATACTTCGTTTTAACCCACTTTGGGGCGAAACGTTCGCCTCGTGTTTTATTCCGTTAATTGTGAACGACAATGGAAGTAATATACCCTTAGGATTAGCATTAGACGCCAATTATAGCATATTGTCTTCGCAGTGGAAAAATATAGGAAGTGGTGGTGCTTTTTCGCTTTCTGTCAACAGTATTAATTATTTAGACACCGGATTTATTCCTAATAATCAACCCTTGTACGGTTTAAATAATTGTTCATTTGGGTTTTTCGGTAACATAATTCCAACGGGCTGGAATGATAGGTTGGATTTTGGTACTGGAAACGGAGGTGAAACAAACGGCTCACAAATTAGCAATGGAGAGGGCAAATTTTCAATAAATGGTGGAGTCGCTGCCATAGCTACAACTATAGTTGTACGTCCAGTAACAATCAATAGGTTAAATTCTTCGGAATTTGTTCTGTTTAGAAATGGAACAAGTCAAGTAATAAGCAGCAGCTCGGTAGGGAAAAGTACTGGCTCATTTAAACTCGGTAATATAATAAGTGGCAATGGTGGTAAGGTACTAATGGGTGGCTATTTCATTGGTAAAGGGTTAACAGACTTAGAGGTATCTGTCTTCAACTCAGCATGGGTTACACTTATCACAAAAACAGGAAGGATATGAAATATTTTAAATTAAATAAACAGCAGCAAGAAAGCATTGCCGAAATAAATTTATCGGCAATGTGCAAAATCATTCCACAGTCAGTCAACGACTATTGGATAGTTTCTTGCGAATATATAAATGAAAGCGATTACAGTGTTTTTAGAGAACTTTTGGTTCAGTGTGAAGTAATAGATGTAATTGCAACAGAAATAAACAATGAAATAAATCCATATATACAATCCTTGCAAACACAGCTATCAGAACTGCAAGCAGCAATAGAGACACTCGAAAGCCAAAAGGAGAAAAAGCAAAAAAGAGCCAATAATTTACAGCAATTAAAAGTAACAAAAGCAGCTATGCAAAATGATATCAGCATAGCAATGGAAACAAAGATAAAGCTCAAAACCGATATCCAAAATTTGGATATTCAAATTGAAAAATTAGAAATAGAAACAGCAAGTAAAAAGAAATAATATGGCACGCTCACTCAATGAAATCCAACAACCCATATTAGATGATATTGCAACAAGCGATGCGCTAAATGCGTTGCAAGTACTTACTACCACCGAGCAAACACTCACATCTGCTACCTCAACATCTAAGGTGGCTGTATGGCGATTGTTTGTCTATATTATCGCTGTTACTACTCAAACGTTAGAGAAAATATTGGATGTTTTTAAAGCCACTGTTATTGCTATTGTGGCTGCCAACCGCCCACACGATGCTGAATGGTATAAGAGCAAGGCATTGGCATTCCAATATGGCGATACGTTGGTAGATAAAGATGAATATGAAGTGATTGACGCTGCAAAGCAAATTATTAAGCAGGTAGCCTGTATGGAGGGAGATAGAACGATAGTTATAAAAATAGCCACAGCTACAGGAGATGAACTCATAAAACTCCCCGACCCTAATCAGGTAAATGCGTTTATCACCTACATGAATAAGGTAAAGGATGCAGGCACTGTAATTGAAGTAACTAATGCAGATGCTGACCTACTCAAAGTGACCATGGATTTTTATTACGATGCTTTAATTGTAGATAGCGCAGGTATGGAGATAAATACTGGAATAAACGTTGTTGAAACAGCAATTAAATCCTATTTAAAGTCGTTGGATTTTAACGGCGAATTTGACATCAATAAGATGATAGATTATTTACAGAAAGCAAAGGGTTACGCCTCGCTTAAAATTAATTTTTGTGGGTTTAAGGCAGGTTTAGCTACATCATATAGTATTATCACACGCAACTATCTGCCGTTGAGCGGTTATATGAAGTTGGATTTGTCAGAATTACAAGTAAACTATTTCCCGAATGTATAATATAAACTGGTCACGATTTGTAGTATGGCTGCTACCATTTGATATGCGACGGGTGAAAACTATCAGTTATGTACTTTCCCTGATTGCTGCAATTCAAGAAGTGTGGCTAGATTTTTTGCAATTCCGTCACGACATACTTTACGATATTCAGATTAATGGACAAACCATACATTTAGAACGTGTATTGAACGACAAATTTGATATAGCCGAACGCCGGATATACATCACTGATGGAGAGTACTTCGAGCCACCAGTTTTTTATGAAGAATACAAAAACTTACCTGTCATTTTTTTTGATGAAAGCAATACAAATAATCCAGCATTCTACACGCAATCCAACTTAGACAATAGAGTTTCATTTAATTTTTTCGTACACATACCTGCTGATGTGTGGCACGATAGAGTAGTGGTAAGAGCGTTAGTGCAGAAATATAAAATCTTCGGCAGAACATTTGACATAGTTATAATTTAAAAAAATAAACATGAAAAATTTACAAGCATTCATCACCGATGGCTTTAAAGCCTCCATAGATTACCCACGATTTTTACGTGATATGGATTTAGATATTAAAGAAGTATTAGCCTCTTTAATTGGCAGTTCCACAGTTTTTATAAAAGGGGGCTCAATTTCAGTTGCTAGTGGCAACACCACTATTACAAATGGAATCATTTATAAAGATGGTGAGTTCTTTCACTTTATTGGGGGTACATTTACTAACGTATTGCCAGCAGCCCTAAAGGTTAAATTTATAACACAAACAGCGAGCGGTTATCCATCGCCCTATTTCGGCACATCGCAGATAGACATTTACAAGGAAAATACTGCAATTGTAGATACCACAGGAACAGTAATATTAAGTGCAATTAATACTACCTATAATCTTCAATCTATCAAACAAGCAGTAGATACATTACCCAATAAAGCTGATAAAAATGGTTATACTGATATAAGTAATTCGGTAACACCAAATGTAGGCTATACAGCAGTATCAAAACATATAAGAGAGTATCACGATGGCACAATAGCAGTATCTGTTCTTTTAACCTATGATTCTTCTCAAGCAGTAACTGCATTTTCCGACCTCTTGTATGGGTTACCACTAGCATTTTCCGAAATTATGTTTTTAGGTAGATACAGCCCAAACAATATACAACCATCCAATTATAAATCCACGCCGCTGATAGTATATGGAGATACAATTACAAACGGTATGACTGCTATACCAATAGGGCAAGGCTATATATTAATAAACTGCCTTTATAAAAAGCAATAATTTTAACAACTAAATATTTATGAAAAATTCGACCTCAAAACAAACGCTTCCAGCGGTGAAACCACTATTGAAAACACCTATATCATACTATGGTGGTAAACAAAAATTATGTACTGAAATAATAAACCGAATGCCAGCGCACAATTTATATTGTGAACCGTTCGTAGGTGGCGCAGCCATATTCTTTGGTAAACAACCAGCTAAAGTAGAAGTGATTAACGACACCAACAAAGAATTAATTAACTTCTATAAAGTGGTACAAGACGATTTTGTTGGACTTGAAAAAGAAATACGGATAACATTACATAGTAGAGATATACACCGTAGAGCAAATGTAATTTATGGTAATCCTGATATGTTTTCAGAGATTAAACGAGCGTGGGCGGTTTGGGTATTATCATCACAAAGCTTTTGTTCTATGTTGGATGGCTCATGGGGTTACGATAAACTAAAGAATACAGTTGCTATCAAGAATAATAATAAAAAGAATTCGTTTACAGAAGATTATGCTATTCGTTTGCAAAATGTTCAATTAGAGTGTACTGATGCTTTAAGGATAATAAAAAGTAGAGATATTGAAGATGCATTATTCTATCTTGACCCTCCATATTATAACAGCGATTGCGCTCATTATGATGGTTATTCTATTGAAGATTTTGAAAGACTATTACTATTGTTAAGTACAATCAAAGGAAAGTTTATATTGTCATCTTACCCATCAGAGGTATTAACAAAGTACACCAAAGCGAATAAATGGCACACCGTATCATTTAAGCAGAAAGTATCTGTCAATGCTAAATCAGGTATTTTAAAGCCAAAGGTAGAAGTATTAACAGCTAATTACCCTATCTAATTATACAAATCAAAAGCCACCAATATGGCGGCTTTTGATTTGTATAAAATTAGGATATTTCGTTTTATTTTGTGATTTATAAAATTAGGACGTTTCGTTTTGATTTTTAGGACGTTTCGTTTTTGCGATTATACAGTATTATAAAAAGGAAGCAATTTTTGGTTTCTATTTGTGGAATTTCGGATATGTATTTTGTTCATTAGCTATAATTATTATGCTTCCATTAATAGAAACTATTGTTATAAAAAATAAGTATATTTATATTTTTATAACAAATACAAGTAAGGTTTCCTATTCTATGTATTTAATCCATAATACTATTTTACATAGTATTATGTTCTTATTTTTTGCTGCATTTAAGAGTCTAAATG